ACAGATCTTTGAAGCAAACACCACACGCCAAGTAGGCGAATGGCGGCACAACCGAACTCCTATTCCGGAACAGGTGCGTATCATGGCCGATATCATCAAGTATCTGCATGATACCGTGGGTGATGACAAGAGCATCTACTACAGTGTGGAAAACAACACCATTGGTGAAGCAGCGTTAATCTCTATCCAGGAGTACGGAGAAGAATATATCAAGGGCTACTTCCTCAGTGACACATCTAGCCCTACCACAAGAAGATTCCGCAAGGGCTATAACACCACAAACCGAGCCAAGATCGCTGCTTGCTCCAAATTAAAAAACTTGATTGAGAGCGGGCGTATGCGTGTGAATAGTGCCAGCCTGATCAGTGAACTCAAAAACTTTGTGGCACATGGCACCAGTTATGCTGCCAAGCCCGGCGAGACTGATGACCTGATCATGGCCACAATCCTGGCAGTGCGTATGCTGGTTACCCTGCAAAGTTATTACACAGAACTAGACACGCAGATGAAGGATCACGATTCTGAAGTTATCGAACCCTACCCGTTCATTTCTATCATGATGTAGAAGTCTTATAATGCACTAAATACCGTATGGCACAGAATTCAATCTCAAGCGAACTTAACGATCTGCTGATCACCCACGACTTTGATGTGGATGCACTAAGCACTAAAACTGGCAAACCCGCAGTAAACGAGCGTGGTGTTCCGGACTCAAGTGAAGCAGACATGTTTAGTTTTGACTGGGTCGGACCCACAGGCAAGAATTATGGCACTATGGTTATCTTGCTGGATCAGAACGGCGGCATGACTGTGTATTTTGGCGACAATCTAGGTCGCACCATGGATCCAGAAGACAAAAAAGCCTGGTACGGTGACTCAGAAACAGACAACCCAGGTTTCCTGGAACAGCTTAAAAACTTTGCCATTCGCACCAGCAAGATCCGTGGCGGATTTGGCTTGGAGAATTTGAGCAAACTCAAGTATGCCATCGCAGGACAAGCAGCACTCACAGAAAGTTTCTACGGCACACGCAAGGTCAGTTACTCTGGAGAGCCTACCCAAGCCAGACTCATGATCAAGCACACCCGCCCCATTGCCGAGGGAGACAAGCGTTATCGCTATGTGGAGAGTTTGTTTATTGAGACTGCGGAAGGTGAGCGGTTCCGACTGCCATTTCGCAAACTAGCCGGCGGTCGTGCCATGCTGGAACATGTGCGCCATGGTGGTACTCCTTACGATCTGCGTGGCCAGCACATTGCAGAAACAGTGACTCAACTGAATCTGTTGAGCCAGTTCCGCAGAGCACACCAAGGTCGTGTGTTTGAAGGCGCTGCCGGTGAACTAGTTACTGAGACTGACCAATATTATCAACGACTCACGCACAACTTAAAACACATAGCCACCAGCCGTGGATACAGTCGTTATTTTGAATCATGGAAGCCAGCAGATATCTCTGAAGGTGATATCATGGTAGAAGACTTGCGTGGTATGTTTGTGGAAACACGCATCGACCCACGCATAGAATCAGCTTTGCCCATGTTGGCAAAGATACAACAGGAAGCAAAAGCTATGAAAGAAGCAGATATATTTGAATCATGGGCTGCCAGATTGGTAGAAGGAACCTGGGCTCTGCCCGATACCCCGGAGAAGATGACTCGACTCAAAGACTGGTTGAGTCAGCCGCGACCCCTGGGTCCTGACGCCGAGGATGTCACAGATGTGCTGTATGACCTAATTGGTGATGACGCGCTGTTCGATCAACTGGCAGGCATGGCCGAAGAAGATCCTTCAGCTGATGCTGTACCAATTGTACAAGCCTGGATTGTTCGTAACAAAGATCAGAGTCCTGAATTGGCTGAACTGGCCATGAGTTTTGAAACTGCTGCTCCAATGGAACCTGCAGCACCAATGGAACCTGCAGCACCTGTTGCTCCAGAAACCAATGCACCTGCACAACCACCTGTGGCCGAAGGTGACAACCTTGAGACATTTGAAGATGTGATCCGTTTGTCCGGTGCCCCTATCCGAGAATCTCGAGTTGAAGAATCCAGTGAATATCTGTATGAAAAAATTGGCAAAATACTGGCACAACAACATCCTATGTTGAATCCAAATTCTGACGAATTCGCTAATGCAGTTTACCATGAGATGGTGGAATTGGGCATGACACCAAGGTCTGCCAAGCATAAGATAAGTTATGATGAAGATTTTTTAAGTGATGTTGCTACCTCATTCCATCACTATGTTAGTCACGGGGAACTAGATGAAGAAATGGACGACATTCACCCCAGCTATGACCATTATGAACCAGACGGAACTCTTCACAAGATTCCTGGATCGGTTCCTCCCCGTGTGGACGTGTACGGAGTAGGGAAGACTCATGATGATGAACCTTTTCAGACAACAAATATCAACCCTACCTCAGTTAAAAGTCTTGACCTTACCGGAGATGATGAGACCCTTGAAGAATGCAACTACACTCCATTAAATGAATATTGTCCAAAGCATGGACTTGAGGACTGTGGAACCATGGGCATGTTTGAATCTGAACTGGCAAGAATCAAATCTCTTGCCCGCAACATCAACAAAGACTCCATGGACGAAGCAGATTACGATCTTGGCTACCAGGACAATCAACTGCCATTTGTTGATCCAAGAGCCAGTTACGTGATGCCAGCCAATGCTGCTGAAAGAGAGCAAGATGTTAAAGATTTTGGACACCTGACAAAAAATCTAAATCTAGGCAACCCTGCCAGCCCCATCAACAAAAATGTAAATCCCTACGGCAGCAAAGCAGTTCCGTTTGGCCAAAACGGTACAACAACCGTGGGTTACAACATGCCAGCCAACGCCGAAGAACGCGCCGCTGACTTGAAAGACTTTGGCCAACTGACGAAGAAATTTAATCTAGGCAGTAATCGAGCACCAGCCATGGAAGACAAAACTTTTGATGCTGAACTGGCAAGAATAAAATCACTGAGTTCGCTCAAATGACATAAATAAACTTGACACTGAGACAAGAAGCGCATATACTGCTAGGGTGTTTGCGCTTTTTCATTTGTGGCACAGGCAACACAATCTAAATCATTAGATAGGCATTTAACATAGGCAACTTTATAGGAGAAAAAACTATGGCAACTTTAGCAGAAATCAGAGCACGACTACAGGCAGCAGAGACCAAAGGCAAATCCGGAGGCAGTGGCGGTGAGAATCCCATCTACCCACACTGGAACATGGAAGAAGGCCAATCCGCAACTGTCCGATTCTTACCGGACGCAAACTCCAAAAACACATTCTTCTGGGTAGAACGGGCCATGATCCGACTGCCATTCAATGGCGTCAAAGGAGAGATGGATTCCAAACAAGTCATGGTGCAGGTACCATGTATGCACATGTGGAACGAAACTTGTCCAATCCTGTCCGAGGTCAGCCCTTGGTTCAAGGATCCCAGCTTAGAAGACATGGGTCGCAAATACTGGAAGAAACGCAGTTATGTGTTCCAGGGCTTTGTGCGTGAAAATCCCATCGCTGACGACAAGACTCCAGCAAACCCAATCCGTCGTTTCATCATCGGACCTCAGATCTTTACCCTGATCAAGAGTGCGTTGATGGACCCTGAATTGGAAAACTTGCCCACAGACATCATGAGTGGCTTGGACTTCCGTATCACCAAGACACAGAAGGGCGGCTACGCTGACTACAACACTAGCAAGTGGGCTAGAAAAGAATCGGCACTTACCGAACAAGAACAAGCAGCCATCGAAACACATGGCCTGTTTGACTTGAGCACATTCTTGCCCAAGAAGCCCACTGATGTGGAACTGCGGGTCATGAAAGAAATGTTTGAAGCATCAGTTGATGGCAAGGCATTTGACATGGAGCGTTGGGGACAATACTTCCGCCCTGCTGGTATGCAAGCACCTGCCGGGGCTGCCGCAGCAGATGTGGACGAGGATATTCCAGTGGTCAAAGCAGCACCTGCAGCCAAAGCACCCGTGGATGCGTTTGACGATGAGGATACTCCTATAGCAACAGCACCAGTGGCCAAGCCAGCAGAAGGCAACAAAAAGGCCGAGGATATCTTGGCCATGATCCGTAGCCGTCAAAACAAATAAGTAGCAGCATCACACAGAGGGAAACACCCTCTGTGTTCTTTCATATTATAATAGGTGACAAATGGGTAAACCTTTTGACGTTTCAAAATTCCGTAAAGAAATAACCAAGTCAATCGAAGGATTGAGTATTGGTTTCAACGATCCCACAGACTGGATCAGCACAGGCAACTATGCCTTGAACTATCTAATCTCAGGAGACTTTAACAAAGGTATTCCACTGGGCAAGGTCACGGTGTTTGCCGGAGAATCCGGTGCAGGTAAAAGTTACATCTGTTCTGGCAATATCATCAAGAATGCCCAAGCACAAGGCATCTATGTGGTACTGATCGACAGTGAAAACGCACTAGACGAAGACTGGCTCAAAGCCTTGGGCGTAGATACCGGCCAAGACAAACTGCTTAAATTAAGCATGGCCATGATTGACGATGTGGCCAAAACTATCTCCACATTCATGAGCGACTACAAGGCCTTGCCCGACGGCGAACGTCCCAAGGTCATGTTCGTGATCGACAGCTTGGGCATGTTGCTTACACCCACTGACGTGAATCAGTTTGACGCAGGCGAGATGAAAGGTGACCTAGGTCGTAAACCCAAAGCACTCACCAGCCTTGTGCGTAACTGTGTGAACATGTTTGGTAGCTACAATGTGGGTCTAGTTTGTACCAATCACACATACGCCAGCCAGGACATGTTTGATCCAGACGACAAGATCTCCGGCGGTCAAGGCTTTATCTATGCCAGTTCCATCGTTGTAGCCATGAAAAAACTCAAACTCAAAGAGGACGAGGATGGCAACAAGATCTCGGATGTGATGGGTATCCGGGCTGCTTGTAAAGTCATGAAAACACGTTACTCTAAACCCTTCGAAGGTGTGCAGGTCAAGATTCCTTATGAGACCGGAATGAGTCCTTATTCAGGCATGGTAGATCTCATGGAGAAACGCAATCTGCTAAAGAAAGAAGGCAACAGCCTGGTGTTTGTGACCAGCGATGGTGAGATCATCAAGAAGTTCCGCAAGAAGTGGGAAACCAATGAAGAAGGCTGTTTGGATCGCGCCATGGCAGACTTTGGCAATCAGAAAACTGAAGTAAGTATCGTTGAGGAGGCAGCAGAATGAATGAAGCAGTAGCAGTGGCCAGCGAGATGTGGTCAGAACTCAAGCGTTATGTGAACACAGTGGATCGTGATGAAGCAGCCGAAACAGTGGTGGCCATCCTGATCGACAACGACTGTGATGTAGATGATATCAAGGATACATTCAAAGGTGATGCCGATATCAAACGTGCCCTCACAGCATATCTCGACAACGACAAATCATATGAGGACGAGGATGACGAAGATGTTGAGGAAGAAGATCATCACGCCGACGACTGGGAAAACTAATGTGGTACAGCAAGGTAGTGGCCAACTTGGCGGCCATTCCTGATTTCATAGACCATTACGAAGCAGAGCTTGATGCAGCCAAACGAGATTGCAAGATCTCGGGTGTGCTGGAAAAAAACATCACTGCTCTGCCCGGTATCACGGAACAACGCTTCAATCAACTGCAAGAGATTGAAGCGGTTCTGAACTATCTCAACATCCAGCTACGCAAGATACGCCGGAAACACTTTCAAAAGTATCTGGAAGGCTATGCCCGAGCACTTACTAGTCGTGATGCTGAAAAGTACGCTGAAGGTGAGGACGAAGTGGTGGACTTTGAAACCATCATCAACGAAGTAGCCCTGCTACGCAATCGTTGGTTGGGTATCATGAAGGGCTTGGATACCAAACAATGGCAGATGGGCCACGTGGTTCGACTACGCACAGCAGGCATGGAAGATATTACAGTATGACTCCAAAATGTGATACATACTGTTATGAAACCCATAAAGAAAACCGCGCTCGTAACAGGCATGACCGGCCAGGATGGTCCGTATCTTGCTCAACTGCTGATTGAAAAAGGCTATCATGTTTATGGTCTTATCCGAAGATACAGTAATCCCAATCTAGACAACATCAAGTGGTTGGGCATCGAAAATGATATTGAGTTGATCACCGGTGACATCACCGATGAAAACAACATGAATCATCTCATGCAAACTCTCAGACCTGATGAAGTGTACAATCTGGCAGCACAGAGCTTTGTGGGCATCAGCTGGGATCTCAACAAACTCACCACAGAAGTAAATTCCATTGGTGTGCTGAACATACTCAACGCCATACGCAGACACAATCCCAACACACGATTCTATCAGGCCAGCACCAGTGAAATGTTTGGCAATTCGTCCAATCATGGCATGCAAGGTGAAACCACACCATTCACACCAAGAAGCCCGTACGGAGTAAGCAAGTTGTACAGCCACTGGATGACGGTGAACTATCGCGAAAGTTATAGCCTGTATGCCTGTTCGGGAATCTTGTTCAATCATGAAAGCCCGCTGCGTGGCCGCGAATTCGTCACACGCAAAGTCACTGATGCTGTGGCCAGAATCAAATTGGGATTGGAAGACTCTGTTGCATTGGGCAATCTTGATGCACGTCGTGATTGGGGATTTGCTGGGGACTTTGTGGAGGCCATGTGGCTGATGCTGCAACAACCCACTGCACGAGACTATGTGATTGCCACCGGTAAACAACATACCATTGGTGAACTGTGTGATGTGGCATTCCGGCATGTGGGAATTGAAAATTGGCAACCACTGGTCAAATCTGATCCGCGATTCAAACGACCTGCAGAACTTTACAGTTTGCTAGGCGACAGTTCCGCTGCTAGGGACATCCTGAGATGGCAACCGCGAACTGACTTTGCCACCATGATCCAGGACATGGTGGATGCTGATCTAAAGAGACTTCAACAATCTAGCCAACGGTAATCCTGAAGCGATCTCGCCCAGTGTCCACTCTGTGTGACACAGTTGTTCCAACCATGCAGATCTTTCGGGCATGCGTGGTTTTTCTATGAGAGCAAAGTCTGTGTTGGCCACTGGCAATGCCATGCTATCCGCACCCACAAATGTTGGAATGCCATCTATGATGGCTTGACTGCCTGGACCAGAGTTTTCGTTGACCACGGCCCAGGCACGCCCTAGACTGCTGCGGAAATCAAACTCATCATAGGTTCCACGCAGAGCCTGTGGTTGTTGTATCTGCACACCTGAGATGGGTTTGAGTCGTTGCCTGGGATGTGGTCGCACAACAATGGGTCTGTCAGTATGTGCCCGTATGCGATTCACTGTTTGCTCAAGCCATTGTTCAGCAGGCGGTAAACCTGCCCATTGCTCGCTGTCACTTCGTTGCATGGCAATCAAGATGTGATCCCCCGAATGCCATGGTTGCAAGCGCATGGCTAATTTTCTAACACGATCAGGGTCGTTGCCTTCGCCCCATTGAGCACGAGCATTAACACCATTGATACCCAGTTTCCAGGTAACACCTCGCATGAGTTGCCCCACTTCCATCACTATAACAGGGCGCCCACTAGCTGTAAATTCCTGCCACACAGCACGATTGGGAGCCATACGTCCGGTCCATAACTGGCTCCAGATCACAGCCACATCTGCTGCGGAGTTGTGCTCAGTCACACGTATACGGTGTCGTTTACATCCTTCTTGGAATGCTTGAAATACAGGCACAGAATTCAAGGCGCCAAACCGATTAAAAATACTGATGTTCATGATATGTAGTAAATAGTTATTCAAACCGGGAAGCCTATGACAAAATACGCAGTGGTCACAACATTCAACCAATCAGGATACAGCAAGTATGCCAGCCGAATGATTGATACATTCTTACAGAATTGGCCCGGTGAAGTAGATCTTTATGTATACACAGAAGACTGCGAAATCACACAAACAGCCCCGAATCTACATGTGAGAAACTTGCATGAAGTCAGTCCCGAGATAGTGGCTTTCAAACAACAGTGGGGAGCCGACCCTAGAGCTCGCGGAGAAGTGGCCACAGGTCCTGCAGATGCCAAGGGCAAAGCACCTGGAATAGGATTCCGCTGGGATGCCATACGCTTCTGCCACAAAGCCTACAGTGTGTTCCATGCTGCGGACAATTGTGGCGCTGATATTTTATTCTGGATGGATGCCGACATGGTATGTCATACCAGACTCAACGAAGCATTTTTAGTTCTCCAGATATCCGGAGATGTGGGGCTTGCATACCTGGGTAGAGAAAAGAAGTTCAGCGAGTGCGGATTATATGGCATGAACTTGACCAATCCTATCACTAGACTATGGCTTCAAGAGTTTCAACTGGCATATGATTCCGGCCGCCTTATGACCATGGCTGAATGGAATGATTGCTGGGTGTTTGATGAGACCAGAAAAGAAGTGCAGGCACTACATCCCGAGTGGAAGGTGCTGAACTGGAGCGCCGGCTTGATCAAAGGAGAAGGGCATCCACTGATCAACACAGCCTGGGGTGCATATCTAGATCATCTCAAGGGCAATAGAAAGAACACCGGGCGCAGCAATCACAAGGATCTCATACGCCCCAGAAACGAACGATATTGGCGAATTGCCTAGTCGTTATCGGCCACACAGATTCCATCAACATCACCTTGTACATATTCTGCCTTTGAATGCTTGGCCTTGTAGTGTATGAGATGATCGCCCAGCACCGTATGTCGTAGCGGAGTCTTGTAGCTTTTTTTAAATCCTGCACATAGATCCAATACAGCAGCATCGGGCACTGTCAACAAGGCAGCACCAAACACATCGTTGTCATAGAATCTACGCAGATCAACATAGTCTCGGTCGCGATATCTGCGACAATATTCTGCTCTGAACGTGACAAAATCTTCATGCTGGGTATTCACAGCAAATATTCCAGTTTCGGGTACCAACCAAGTTCCTGGACGACCTCCTTTGTCTGTGTGATATGTCACACCCATGTACATGGCCAGGTGATCAGGTCGCAACACTCTTTGCAGCAATTCAACCGGCAAGGATTGTGTGGTTATAACATCGGCATCCAACCACAAGATCCATTCAGCCGAACTGTGGTTCATGGCATGCATGAAACTGTAGGCTTTCTTGGCAAACTTTTTCATGCTTTGATTCAATGAAGTATCCAGTTGGTATTGGAAATAGTCCGACTCCAACTGTGAAAAATCTATCTGCTGCACACGGTCATGAGTAGGCATGCGGAATCCTTCCACATAACAAGCAAGAGAGAGATCCTGAGGCCAATGCTCCAAGAAACTGCTGACCGAGTCCTGACCAATGAGATCATAGTAGAGTTGATTGAAACTGGTGATTACCTGTATCATTTGATTGCCCATTTCTTCATGTGTGCCCAACATACCCCCAACTGTAATTCTTCGTGACTCCAGTGGAATTGGCTTATTCTTTGCGCCCAAGGTTCACGATCTGGCATGAGCGGAGTTTCAATCCGGTTGATCCCTACTGTGGCCATGCCACGTGCTTGACTTCGCTCAGGATCAGTTAATATCACAGGAATACCTTCCATCACCGCTGCCACACCTGGACTTGAATTATGATTCACAACTGCCCAACAGTTGGTGAAATCATCCACGAGACTGTGCCCTTCCGTACTGATTGCCATATTTTTTAATCCGCGACTGTGACACAGTTTCATTATTCTCTCACAGTATTTCCTAGCCTTCTTGTCACCAGGATGTGGGCGTATGCGTATGGGTCGATCACTATACTTGCGTATTTCAATTATGTTTTTCAACGTCCAGTCCACCACATCCCATCCTGCCATGCTCCATCCACCATCACGTTGTAAACACAGCAACACATGATTGCCCGACTGTCGCCAAGGCCGTAATTTTACATCGCAAAAATCTTGAACTGTTCGCCATCTCGCAGGATCAGGATCCTGATCACAATATTCTCCGGTATTGGCAAAGATCCCATCATAGCTGTAACGCAACCAATATCCAGGATTGGCCTTGTTCTTGTACAGGAACAAGTTGCTGTCTGCGATCACAGTCCTACCACCTGCAGCCCGTTGCCCATCCAGGATCTCTTGTCTAAACTGCAAGTGCGCGGCAGTTTTGCCGTGTTCATGCACCCAGCCCAGGATCACAGCAACCTCACTGGGTTGATATTTCATGTTGCTTTCGATTATGCCCTGATCACCTACTGCGTTTGCGCCTTGTGCAAAATATCTCAGAGTGTCCAGTTTGTCTGTGGCGTTCTTGAGACT